GGGAGCGGGCTCCCGGAAGCAGAACCAGCCCGGCCCCGGTGGCAGTGGTGGCGGGTCGGGGCGTAAGACGCTCGCCGCCGCAGCCAGCAAGCAGGCCCAGAAGGCCGCCGCCCGTCGCCTCAAGCGACGCCGGAAGAACAACCCGCCCACCCCCGCCGTGTGGCCGGCTGGGCAGCAGACCGGTGGCGGTAAGAACCGCAAGTCCCCCAAGGGCAGCGGCGGTCCCACCTCACTGACCAAGAACGGCCGGAGGAACGCCCCGGCGTCCACCCGCACGCCGCACACCAACAGGCGGGCGGGCCGCACCACGCTCACGCAGGCCTTCACGCAGAGCGCGCAGCGGGCCGCGGAACGACGGTGGAGGCGCCGCAACGGGCGCCCCGGCAACCCGCCCATCTGGACGACCCCGAGGAACACTTCGGGCAACACCGGCGGCGCTGCGGGTGGGCCGACCACGCCCAACGGGCCCACCGCGACAGGCCCCAACACGAGCACCAACGCCAGGTCCAGGCGGGGCAGTGGCGGGGCCCGCACCAGCGGCAGCTCCTGGGACAGGATCCGCGCCCGCCTCCGCAACCGCTACCGCCGAACAAACACCAGCGCCCCGGGCGCTACGGGCCCCGGCAACCCCGGCGGGAACGGCGGACCCACCGGTCGTGGACGTCGACGCAGCCCCATGGAGAACGCCGGCCAGACAGGCGGCACCACCCACACCGTCGAACGCGACGACAACGTCGGCGACCAGGCACGCCGCTGGAACCCGGCCGCAATCGGCACCGGCCAGCCCGCACTGCCCGCCACCGGACCCGCCGCCCTCGACGCCGCACCCACCAAGCCGTTCCCGCGCCCCAGCACCACCCGCCCCAAGGAGGCCCGCCCCATGCCCCCCGCCAAGCCGGACGCCCGCCTCGTCAAGGCCCGCCACCAGGCCGCCCGAACCGGACACGGTGTCATCGCCGACGCCCGGCACATGGACGCCCAGCACGCCACCGAAATCACCCTCGATGACGCCATCGACGAATACGGCGACTTCAAGGACGACGCGTTCAAGACCCACGACCAGTGCCACAAGCTCGCCGACCGGGCCATCAAGCTCCGCGACACCCTGCTCGCGTTCAGCGAGGACCTCGCCACAAACCACAACCTGATCGGCGCCCTGTTCACCGGCGCCATGGCCCGTATGGCCGAGTCCATGGACCTGGTCGCCCGCATGGCCGAGGAGATGAAGACCTCCTCGCTGGAGGCCGCGGAGATGGCCGAGACCGCCGACAACGACCTCAACGATGCCTACCGGCCCTACAACACCGCGACCGCCGACGCCGGCCTGTCCACCCCGTCCGCGCCCATCCACAACGAGACCTGAGAGGACCGGCCATGACCGACAACGCCCCCGCCCCCGCCTCCAGCGGCGCGATCGAACCCACCTCCGTACAGACCGGGGCCGAAGCCGCCGCCAGCGACAACACCCCCGTCCCGGCCAGTGGCAGTGCAACAGACCGGCCCTCTTGGTCCGGCGTCATCTTCGGCATCCTCAACTTCATCACCCTCGCCGCGCGGGTCATGGCCCTCGCTGCCGCGGCCGCCATCCTCAAAGAGCAGCTGCACCTGCTGAAGGCGCGCATGCACCGCGACGCGCAGCGCGCCCGCACCCTCGCCGGACACCTGAACCAGGCCGGCGCCGACGCCCGCTTCCAGGCCCAGTCCCTCGAGGTCGCCGCCGCCTTCGAACGCGTCGCTGAAGCCTCCGGCGAACTCGCCAACGCAGCCGACCAGATGGAGATGAACGCCCAGTTCGTGAAGGACGCCCACCAGGCCGAATACGGCGGCATCTACGAAGTCCGCCAAGCCTCCCCCTACAAGCAGCCCAAGCCCGGCTTCAACCGCGTCCGCTGACCACCTGCCCCTCGACCCGACCCGACTGAAGGAGGACCCACGGTGGCCGTCACCGACAACACCCCCGCCCCGGCCGTACACGACGGCCCCCGCCTCGTACCCGCAGCAAGCATCCGCCGCCGCGCCCGCCTGGAGCGCACCATCTACGGCGCCGCCACCCTCGGCATCACCCTCGCCCCCGACAACCCCGACCTGTGGCCCCTCCACCTCACCGCGGGCGTCACCGCCATCGGCGCGTTCTCCTGGCTGTACGGCAGGTGGGACGACGGCGGCTTCGGTCTCCTCAAGGCGTCCCAGCGGGCCCTGCCCTGGCTGACCGGCGCCGGCCTCTACCTCGCCGACCTGCTCACCCCCGGCAGCCACTGGTGGGAGTACGCCGCCGACGCCGCGTGGGGCCTGGCCATGGGCGTCACCGCGCCGGTCACCAAGTCCCTCAACCTGCACGCCCTCCTGCCCGCCACCGACGACACCCCCGCCCTCGAAGCTGCCCCCGAGCAGGCCCAACGCCCGGCCACGTACGGCGAGTACCGGTCCTGGGAATGGGACACCGCCAAGACCACCGGCACCACCCGCCTGGTCGGCGTCCGCCAATACCAGGAAGGCCGCCCCGACTTCCACGGCATCGTCATCGCCGAACAGGGCCAGGCCGTCCCCGACCTCAACGCCACGGCCCTCGCGGCAGTGTTCGACCTGCCACCCGGCACCGTCACCCTCCAGCTGATCGAAGGCTCCGGCCCCGGCCGCAAGCTCCTCGCGGCCCAGCCCACACTGCTCCAGCTCGAGCAGGCCCAGCAGGACCCCCTCCAGCGCCTCTTCAACGAGAAGCTCGCCCGCCCAGGCGGCGGAGCCGACGGCATGCACCTCGTCAGGCACCGCAGCGAGCCCAACCGGATCGCCTTCCTCATCACCGCACCCGACGACCAGTTCATCCAGCTCAACCAGAAGCAGATCGCCCGCTCCCTCAACTACAAAGACCCCAGCCTCATCATGATCGAAACCGATGGATTGGCAGACGGCCACATCTCCGTCTACAAAACCCACCCGCTCATGAACATCCGCGAAGCCACCGTCGAAGACCTCACCATGCGCGACGACGGCACCATCCAAAACGGCCTGCGCCCCGACGGCCGGGCCGCCCGCGTCCCCCTCTTCGACCCCGTCATGGGCGCCATCACCGACCTCTACGTCGGCGCCCCCGGCGCCGGCAAGTCCGTCGCCCTCAACCACGTCCTGGCCGCCGAACGCATCTCCGGCGTCGTCTCCATCGTCGCCGACGCCCAAAACGGCATGTCCATCCCCGAAGCCGACGGGCGCGTCTACCACTTCGGCAAGGGCATCGCCGCCACCGGCGCCACCCTCGCCGCCTTCAAGGACCTCGCCAAGTACCGCGAAGACGTTGGCGGAGCAAATGGGTGGGGATCCTTCGAACCCGGCCAGCCCTGGGCCATCGCTAACGCCACCCTGGACGAACTCAACCGGATCCTGTCCGCCGACGCCGACGTCCCCCGCCCCTTCCGCAAGTGGGTCACCGGAAACGTCGGCGACGCCCAGTCCACCGGCCGCAAGGTCGGCATGGGCATCCGATTCGCCGCCCAGTCCATCCACCTCGCCGACCTCGGCGACAAGGACCGCGTCCGCGCCAACGCCAAGAACGGCACCGTCTGGCTCGGCCGCACCAACTCGAGCACCACCCAGCACATGGCCGCCGACGGCGTCCTCCCGCCCGGCGTCTACCCCGAGCCCATCCCGCGCTACTTCAAGACCGAAACGGCAGGCAGCATCGAAGCCGCCTTCGAAGGCAAAGAGGCCAAACACGGGCCCATCACCGCCGGCATGGCCAACGTCATCCAGGGCGGCAGCGTGTTCCTCGAGCGGGTCTTCTACGCCCGCAAGGAGAACAAGACCTACCCCGGCCTCATCGCCCTGTACGAGTCCGCCCCCATCCCCGGCCTCACCCCGGAAGAGCACAAGGTCTTCCAGGACGCGTACGCCAAGTGGCTGCCCCACGCGGAGCTCCTCCTCGCCGGGGACGACAGCGAAGAAGGCGGCAGCGGCGTGGAGTACGCGGGCTACGAGGCCGCAGGCCGCGACCTCGACGACGAAGACGACCAGCCCTCCACCGGAAGCATCAAGGACCGGATCCTCGACCTCCTGGTCGACGGCCCCATGGCCCTCCGCGACGTCCGCAAGCGCATGGAAGACGTCGCCCCCGGAAGCGTCAACAACGCCATGACCGCACTCCGCGAAGCCGGCCACGTCGAACCCGCCGGAAGCCGCGGCACCTACCAGCTCACCCAGTAGTCCACACCCACGACAGGAGCTCCCACCCCGTGAACCACCTGCCCGCGCCCGACAACACGCCCACCGCCCCCCAGGCCGGGCAGCCCACAGTCGACGACAACGCCCGCAAGTTCCTCGCCGACCTCGAAAGCGCCTACGCCGCCCAGCGCACCCAGTTCCCCACCCACTACCGCGACGACACCAAGCCCCCCGCCATCGGCACCGCCCCGCCCGTACCCCAGCCCGGACGGCCCCCGATGAGCCAGAAAGCCGTCGACCTCAACACCACCATCCTCTCCAGCAGCGTCCTCACCGCCGTCCTCGGAGGAGCCGCCACCGCCGTCCTGTGGGCCTCCGGCCAGGCCAACCCCACCGTCATCGCCTGGGCCTGCGGCTGCGCCGTAGCCGTCCCCGCCGCCCTCGCCATCCCCGTCCTCGCCCTCAAGAGCCTCATGACGAGCGCCAAGGAAGTCGTTCAGGCCGCCCCGCCCGAGCACCACCACCACTACAGCGGCCACGTCTACCAGGACAACCGGCAAAACCACCTGCACACCGACACCCGCGGCCTCATCGCCGTCACCCGCAACGAACTCCCGCCCGCCCGCTAACCACCGGAGACCACCATGACCGCCACCCACAACCAGCCCCGCCGCACCCGGCCCCGAAAGACCACCAGGCGCACGACTGGCCGACGCTTACCCAGCTTCACCTGGGGCGGCGTAGCCATCACCGTCATCTGCCTCTACATCGCCGCCCGCACCTGGCCCGTCCAGGCCATCATCCTGGCCGTACTGATCGGCACTGCGGCCCTGGTCCGCGCGATACGCCCCCGACGCCTCGCCCGACTGTGGAGCGGCCTCGAATGGATAGCCGAACACCGGCGCGCACTGCCCCGAAACACCCGCGGACACCGCACCCTCGACACCTTCCTGCGCATGCACCACGACCGGTTCGAGCACGCCATCGCCGACCTCGCCAGCGAACACCCCGACGTCCGCCACGCCAGCAAATCCGGCGGCACTGGCGACCGCGGCCTCGACGTCCTCGTCGAACTCCGCAACGGCGCCCGCATCCTCATCCAGTGCAAGCACTACGCGCCCGGCCACAACAACGTCGGCGGCCCCGCCGTCCGAGAGATCGTCGGCTCCGTCATCGCGAACAGCTGCCACTTCGGGGCCATCGTCACGACCAGCGACTTCACCGCCGACGCCTACGCCACCAACAACGAACTCGGCCCGAACCGCCTGGCCCTCATCAACGGCCACGGACTCGAGCAGTGGGCCAACGGCGGCCGCCCGCCCTGGCAGTGACCCGCACCCGGGGGGAACGCGCCTCAGACAAACCCCGCCCCGTACGCCACGATCAGAACTGCACGGCCCGCGTCCCCACGGACCCGGTGTCCCCGCGCCCGTCCCAACCGGACGCCGGGCCGTGCACACCCCGCATATATGCACCACGTAGGGGCAGCAGCCCTCCACAGACCGCTCGGAAGCCAATCCCCCCGGCACCCGAGCACGACAGCCCCGCGATCGCATCCACCCCCAGTGGCGATCGCGGGGCTGTTTCACGCCTACACCCGGCTCAGCCCACCGGCTTGAACGTCCCGCACTCGTTCTTGAACAGCTCGCCCACCCGCAGCGTCACCGTCAACACCCGCGCCTGCGTCACGAACTGGTTCGCGATGATGTCCCCCGACCGGGACGTCCGCTCCCAGTAGCACTCCGAGAACTCGCCCTTCGCCTGATACGTGCCCGGGCCGATCTCCTGCACATCCGACTCTGGGTCATACGGTGCCGGCTTCGCCTTCACCTCGAACTCCCCCGTACCCAGCCACCGCTCGTAGCGGCCGGACGCCGCCTGCTTCACCGTCTTCGACCACTTCGGGCACAGCTTCGGCACCCCGAACTTCAGGATCGCCTCCCCGTCGTCCGCCAGATAGCCGCCCTCCGCCAGCCACTGCGGCCGCGACGCCCCGTCCTTGGCACTGACCGGGAGGGAGTCGCACATGTCCTGCACGTACTCCGACGCCGACGCATACAGGCTGTCGTCATACACCCAGCCCTCCTCATCGGCCTTCCGGTCGATGTCCCCCTCCGGGCCCGCCGGATAGGCCGGCTCCGTGTCCTCCGGAACCTCCTCCGACGTCACCGCATCCGTAGAAGCGGCCCGCGTGCTCTTCGCCTTCGCATCGTCCCCGCCGCCGCTCGAGCAGCCCCCCACCAACACGACCGCCACAGCCACACACGCCGCGACGGCCCCCCTCCTGCGCATCTCACTCATGCCGGGCAGCATCCAGCCCAACCCCGAGCCGGGGGAACCCAAAAGCGAATATCGGCGATCATCTGTGACAAGGCGCGGGGCCGCCATAACCGCATGCCCACCGTCGCCCCACGGAGCCCGCCCCGATGCCACCGTCCAAAGCGAAGCAGGCACTCGTAGCCCACCGACGCCGCGAGATGCTCCTCATGAAGGTCCAGGGCCGGACTGCCGCCCAGATCGCCGAGCACTTCGACATCTCACCGGCCACCGCCCGCTCCGACCTGTCCCGCGCCGTGAAGAAGGCCCGCTCCCTGGAGATCCAGGACGCCGAAACGTACCGGTACATCCAAGGCGCCCGGCTGGAGAATCTCCTGCGCTCCGTATGGGACGAAGCCAGCCAGGGCGACATCAAGGCCGGCGAGCAGGCCCGCAAGTACATCGCCGACCTGACCGACCTGTTCGGCCTGAAGGTGCCCGTGCGCACCGAGATCTCCGGGCCGGACGGCGGCGCGATCCCCTTCGGCGGCGGCGACCTGGCCGAACTGTCCGCGCTGATCAGCATCGCCGATCAGGACAACGCGGAGATCCCCGCCTTCGACCGCGACGAGGACGACGAGGAATACGAAGACCTGCCGGACGACGGCGACGAGGACGAGGATGACGACAGCGACGCCTGACCGAGAGGCCGCGCTGCTCGCCCAATACCGCACGCTGCCCCCCGACCAGCGCCGCCGGATCGCCCAACGGGCCAGCCCCGAACTGCGGCCCAAACTCGCGCACATCGAGCGGCAGGTCGCCATGGACCGCTCCCCGGGCGCGCTCGCCGCGGTCCTCACCGAGGGACGCGAGAAGCAGGCGGCCCACCTGGACCTCATCGACGGGGCGTTCCGGCGTATCGCAGCGGGGGAGAGGCTCCAGGTCATGCTCACCATGCCTCCTCGGCACGGAAAGAGTCAGAGGGCCTCACGGTGGGGGCCGCTCTGGTACCTGCGGCGGCATCCGGAGCACCGGATCATGATCGCCTGCCACGGTGCCAGCCTGGCGGAAGACCACGGCAGATGGGTTCGCGATCAACTGCACGAGTACACCGGGCCTCTAGGCATCCGGCTGCACGCTGGGTCACGCGCGGCCAACCGCTTCGACCTGGAGCAGAAGCGCGGATCTTCCGTCCGAGGCGGGCTAGTGGCTGCTGGTGTCGGAGGCGCACTTACGGGCAAAGGTTTCAATTTGGGCATAGTGGACGACCCATTCAAAGGGCATGATGACGCATCCAGCCCAGCCCAGCGCGACCGCGTCTGGGAGTGGTACCGCTCCGTCTTCTTCACCCGCCGCGCCCCCGGCGCCTCCATCATCTTGATCAACACGCGCTGGCACGAAGACGACCTGTCCGGCCGGCTCCTGGCCCACGAACCCCACCGATGGCTCCAGATCGACCTCCCCGCCATCGCCGACCGCGACAACGACCCCATCGGCCGAGCCATCGGCACCCCCCTGTGGCCCGCCCAGTACGACGCCCAGGAACTCGCCGACACCCGCGAATCCGTCGGAGAACGCGTCTGGTACGCCCTCTACCAGCAAAAGCCCCGACCCCTCGAAGGCGGCGTCTGGAAGTGGGCATGGATCACCGGCCACCGCCTCAAGCCCGAAGCCTGGCCCGGCATCACCCCCACCCGCATCGTCGTCGCCGTCGACCACGCCGGCGGAGACTCCCTCCGCAACGACGAAGTCGGCCTCGTCTCCGCAGCCCGCGACAACGAAGGCCACCTCTACGTCCTGGACGACCGCTCCCGCACCATGGGCGCCGACACCTGGGGCACCGAGGTCTGCCAACTCGCCATCGACCGGCAAGCCGACGCGATCATCGTGGAGAACAACTTCGGCGGCGACATGGCCCGGCAGATCGTCACCCAGGCCTGGTCGGAACTCCAGCGCCAGGGACTGACAAAGGGCCTGCTGATGCCCGTGATCCTCGAAGTGCACGCCAAGCAGGGCAAACGACTGCGCGCCGAACCCATCGCCCAGCTGTACCGCCAAGGGAAGATCCACCACGTCGGCGAGTTCACCGAACTCGAGGGCCAGATGGTCACCTGGCTGCCCGGCATGGACTCCCCGGACCGTATGGACGCCGCCGTGCACGCCCTCACCGAGCTCGCCGACCCCGCCTCGCAGGGCCTCGGCACCACCAACTACACCGACCAGCGCCTCGCCGGGCGCCGGTAACCCCTGGGAGACACCCGTGTATGAATACGCCGCGCGCCTTCTGAAAGTGGTGGATGGCGACACGATCTACGTCGATGTGGATCTTGGATTTGACGTCCACACCCGGCAGCGGATCCGGCTGGCTGGGGTGAACTGCCCCGAGCACGGCACCCTGGCCGGGGATAACGCCACCGCCTACACCACCCAGTGGCTCGCGCAGAACGGCCCGGAGCTCACCCTGCGCACGGTGCTGGACAGGCGGGAGAAGTACGGACGCATCCTTGGCTCCATCACCGCGGGCACCCGGAACCTGAACGCCGACCTCATCACCGACGGGCACGCGGTCGCCTACGACGGCGGGAAGCGTCTCCTGCCCGGCCAGCAGGGGGAAGCAGACCCCACCCTGCCCGTAGTCTGATCACAAGGCGCGGGGCCTGAAGCGAAAGGTGCGCTGTGGGCCTCATCGCCGGTGCCCGGCGGCTCGTCATCGACGGCTGGTCTTGGCTGAACTACAAGCCCGTGTTCAGCGACCCCGCGCGCGGCATGCCCAACCGGCGGGTGTTCCCCGAGGCGCAGGCCATGTGGGTGCCCGCCCACGACGAACGGCGTCTGGCCGCCTACAAGCTGCTCACCGCCTACGACAACAACCAGGCCGCCGAGCTGGCCGCCGTCATCGACGGGGATGCCGCCCGTGACCGGCGCGAGTTCGGCGATCCGGCGATGTTCGTCGAAACCCTCCTCGCCCACGTCCTGGGGCGGGAGCAGCACATTGCGGTGGCGGGCGCCGAACAGAGCGACACCGGCACGGACCCGGCCGGGCAGGCCGCGGAGCACGTCCAGGACCTGCTGCGCGAGTGGGCCGACACCGAGCTGCTGGCGATGCGGATGCAGCAGACCGAACGCAAGGCGGTAGCCCTGGGGGACGGGGTGTACCGCCTTGCCTGGAACCCGCGCAAGCAGCGCGTTGCCCTGCGCTCCGTCGACCCCGGCTTTTATTTCCCCGTCATCGGTGAGGACGACGACGGCGGCGAGTACCCGGAACGCGTCCACTTCGCGTGGGAGCTACCCGAGGACCCCAAGCGGGGCCTGAAGGGGCGGCTGCGGCGCATCACCTACGAACTCGCGCCGATCGGACCCGCCACGTCGACGGGCGTGGACGGCCAAGGCCGGGCCGTGCGCGCCCCGCTGACCGCGGAAAGCCCCGACGGTGAGATCGTCCCCGCCGTCGGCCCGGGGGACTCCGTCCACCCCGACACCGGGCTGGTCACCCGCCAGTACGCGTGGAACGACGAGCCGTCCACCGTCACCTGCTACCTCACCGACGCCACCTGGGAACTCGGCGACCTGAGAGGCCAGGTCGACGTCGACTCCCTGCCCATGGACACGGCCCAGTTCGCGACCCGCTCCGACGGTGAAGTCCTCGACCGCCTCGACCTGCTGATCGACTTCATTCCGGTCATCCACATCCCCAACACCGTGCCCCCCGCCGAAGAGCACTGGGGGCAGTCGTCGCTGGCCAAGGTGCTGCAAGTCTTCGACGAACTCCAGGGTGCCGACACCGACTCCGCCCGCGCATCTGCCACCACCGGCCTGCCGATGATCGGCATATCCGGCGTCACGGACCCCCGCGCACAGATGAACGTCGCACCCGGCGCCGTGTTCAAGCTCGGGGAGAACGGCCGGCTCACCACCATCGACACCTCCCCGGCCCTGCGCGAGCTCCGCGAGCAACGGCACGACCTGTCCGAACGGGCCGCGAACAACACGCGCCTGCCCGCCGTGTCCCTGGGCACCATCGACCCGTCCCAAGTCCCGTCCGGGTTCGCCATGCAGCTGTCCCTGGGCCCGTTGGACTCCCTGATCGGCGGGATGCGGCTGGCCCGCGACCACAAGTACAAGCTGCTGCTGAAGTTCGTGCAGCGCCTCCACCTCGCCGGACAGCACCCCGACTGGCTCGGCGTCACACCACTGCCCGCCGAGCTGGTGTTCGGCCCGTACACGCCGACCGACAAGGCGTCTGTCCTCGAGCAGGTCACCACCGGCGTCGCTGGGGGCGTCCTGTCCCTGGAGACCGCGGTCAAAATGCTGATGGAGGCCGGGTTCCCCATCGAGGACGCCGCCCAGGAGATCGACCGGATCCAGTCCCGCCGGTTCGCCGACGCCCGCAACCTCGCCGACGCCCTCGGCAACCCTGACGAGACCGCCGCGTTCCTCGGCAGGAAGGCCCCTACAGCGCCCGAGGCCCCGGCGGTTCAGCTGCCCGCGGTGCCCGCCGACAACCAGCCAGCCGACCCGCAGGCGCAGGGGCAGCAGGGGAGCGGGGGCAACACATCGTGACAACTGTGCTGAACTTGGATCTAGGCGCGGGGCCTGGACAGTCCATGGGAGGACTTGCTCACATGCGTCGCCCCGCGCAGCACCACCTCGGACCCACCGCCCGCGGTTGGGCCCACCCATACACCGGGCTGCTCGCCCACGCCGTCTTCTACAACGACGGCGGCGACCCGCCCGTGCCGCCCGCCCCGCCGGCCACGGACCCGCCGAAGCCTGGCCCGCCCCCCGGCCCGGCCAAGGAGTTCAGCCAGGAAGACCTCGACCGCATAGCGGCCCGGGAGAAGGCTCAGGGCAAGCGGTCCGCGTTGAAGGAGTTCGCCGAAGAGAACGGCTTCACCTCGATCGACGACGCGGCCGCGTTCATTGCCACCGGCCGCAAGGCGAAGGAGGACGCCCTCTCCGACGAGGAGAAGCGGCGCCTGGAACTCGAGCGCCGCGAGCAGGAACTCACCGCCAAGGAAGCCGCCGCGACCGCCCGTGAGCGCGCCGCGATCCGCAAGGCTGCCGTCATGGGCCTCGGAGCGATGGGCGACGACCTCGCCGACGCGCTCGCCATCCTGGACCGTGACCTCGCCGCCCAGCCGGACGCCGACGAGACGGCGGTGACCGCCGCTGCCGAGGCCCTCAAGACGCGCCGCCCCGCCCTGTTCGGGCAGGCCCCGGCCGCCGACCCGCAGCCCCAGCCCGCACTGCCTCCGGCGCCCGGCGGATCCCCGGCCGGAGGCACCCCCCGCCAGGCCGCCAGCAAGGACGACGTGAAGGACCGCGCCCGCAAGCGGGCCGAACAGATGGGCTTCCGCCGCACCGACGCGGCCTGAGCCACCACAGACTGAGGGACCACGCCCTCTCGCACCACCCCGTGGACGGCACCACCCAGCTGGTCGCCCGCACCCCATGTGCCATCCCCATTCCACGGGAGGAGATCGGCGTGGACCTCCAGCCGATGACCACCACCGAGACCGTGACCGCCGACCGCCGGTGGCTGAAGAACCTGCACGGCTCGGGCATGAACGCCACGATCACCCTGGACGTCACCAAGTTCACGTCCGGGACCCACTACACGGCGGCGACCGCAACGAACCCGTACGCGGTATTCAAGGGCGGTATCCCGCTCGGCAAGCTGACCGCGTCCGGCCTGTACGCCCCCTACACCTCCGGGGCGTCCGACGGCAGCCAGATCCTCGCCGGGCTCCTCGCCACCGACGCGTCCTTCAACCCGTCCGTCACCAAGGTCGGCGGGGCGCTCCTGGTCCACGGCGACGTCGACACGGCGAAGCTGCCCGTCGCGCTCACCGTTCCCGCGGCCGCCAGCCGCACCGACCTCATCCGCTTCTCCTGACAAGGGGGTTTGAACCATGCTTGAGAACCTCCTCAGGGGTATCGACGCCACCGAGATCAACGCGTTCGCCCGCGCCGTACAGACGCCCGCGGACTACGCGCTGACCCTCTCGGTCATGCCGGAACGCACCATCAACTCGGTCAAGTTCCGCATCAAGTCCACGTCCCGCCGCGTGAACGCCGCGAAGTACCGGGCGTGGGACGCACAGACGTCCGTCGCGACCCGCGAGGCCAAGCGCATCGTCACCGAGGGCATGCTGCCCCCGCTCGGCCAGAAGTACCTGGTCGGCGAACTGGAGCAGATCCTCCTCGACACCAGCCGCGGCGCCGACGCCTCCGAACTGGTGGAGCTCCTCTACCAGGACGTGGCCGCGCACGTGCAGTCCATCAAGTCCCGCCTCGAGCTCGCCGTCGGCGACCTCCTCACCGACGGGAAGTTCACCCTCGCCGGGGAGAACGGCCTCACGGTGGAGTACGACGCCGGCGTTCCCTCGGCGAACATGCCGACGGCCGCGACCGCGTGGACCAACCCGGCCGCCGACGCCCTCGCCGACGAGATGGCATGGACCGAGGTGCTGCGCGCGTCTGGGGCCCCGCTCCCCACCCGCGTCGTCACCTCCTACAAGGCCCGCGCCCTGCTCGCCTCCAACGACGCCTACCGGCGCGCGTTCTACGGCCAGCCCTCCACCCTCACCCCCACCGGCGTCCTCGCACCCAACGAGGTCGACGCCGTACGGGCCCGCTACAACCTCCCGCCCATCGAGGTGTACGACGTCCAGATCCCCAAGGACGACGGCACCATGGCCCGCCCGATCCCCGACAACAAGTGGCTGATGCTGCCGCCGAACCCGCAGACCTGGGGCGAGACGCAGTACGGCGTCACCGCCGAGTCCCTGGTCCTCTCCAGCGGTGGCAACCCGGCCATCGAGCGGGAAGAGGCCCCCGGCATCGTCGTCACCCACGGCTACACCGACGACCCGGTCCAGGTGTGGACGAAGGGCGCCGCAGTCGCGATGCCGGTGCTGTACGTGCCGGACATCCACATCGCCGCATCGGTGTTCTGACCATGGCGCGCACGCTGGCAGCAGACGTGTACGTCACCGACCCGGACAGCCACGAGACCGTCCATCTCAAGGCCGGCACGGCGCCCGACAAGCGCCTGGCCGACCTGGTCCCCAACCCGGCGGCCTGGCACGACGAGACCGCAGACGAGACGCCTGAGGGCGACGACGCTGCGGAGCCCAAGCAGGCCGCGAAGAAGACCGCGGCCAAGAGGCCGGCTCGGGGCCGGAGCGCCGCTGACGAGGGCAACAGCGGCGACTAAAACGGGTGCGGGCCCGCCCCAGGTGGGGGCGCCAACCGGCGGGCCCGCACCCGCACCCTTCCCACCCCGAACCCCCTGGAGGTAGCCGTGGACACCGCCGTACGCGCCTGGCTGCTCGCCGAACTCGGCACCACCACCGACACCGCCGACCTCGCCACCCGCTACACCCGGCTCGGCACCGCACGCGCCACAGCCCTCGAGGTCCTGCGCGAACGCCTGGCCGCTCTGCGCGCCCAGCCCGCGTCGGTGAACGTCTCCTCCGTCGTCGGCGTGTCCTTCGCCGAGAACATCAAGGCCTACGAGCGGCAGATCGCCGGCCTCGAGGCCGGGGACAACCCGGCCCCCGACGACCCGGACGACGGATCCGGCATCAGCGGCGACCTGAGCCTGGTGTTCCTGCACGAACGGCCCCGTCGATGACCACCCACGTACGGCGCGGCCGCACCCTGCGATCCCGACTCCTGGCCTACATCACCGGAGCCGTCGACCGGCTCCGCTCCGCCTGGAGCATCCTGACCATCGCCCAGACCCGGCTCCTGAACGCGCTGGCCGTCATCCCGCCCTCCCGCCAAGGCGTCAGCCGCCGCCTGCGCGCCGCGATCGCCACGTTCAACACCAGCCTCGGAGCGTTCGACCGGGCCGCCGGCGCGTTCGCCGAACGGTGGGCCGCCACCGACCTGCCCCTCATCTACCGCGAGGGCGCGCTGACGATGCTCGACAACGCCGACCGGCCGAACACCCTGTTCACGTGGACGGACCGGCACCGCGCCGCCATCACCACCGCATCCGCGCAGTACTACGCCGACGTCACCGGCCGCATCCAGGAAGCCCTCCGCCGCGCCCGCGCCTTCCTCCGCGCAGTCCAGGACGTCTCCCGCGACGCCTCCCGGGACACCAGAGCCCGCATCAACACCGACCAGCTGCGCCGCGACCACCCCCTCGACACGGTCATCTACGCCAACAATGCCCGGCACCCCGTCGATGCGTGGGCGCTCGCCGCCGTCACCTGGCAGACCGTCACCACCGCCAACACCGGCGCCTGCCGCACTGCGCTGGACGAACTGGGCGTGAGCTTCCTCGAGGTCCGTGACGGGCCGCAATGCGGCTGGCTCGAGCACAACGACCCGGACCGGGCGAACCGCACCCTGCGCACCGTCCAAGACGCCCTGGCGCACCCCACCAGCCATCCGCACTGTGTACGCGAATTCCTGCCCCGCCTGGACCTCGCCGGGCGCACCAACATTCTGTCCGGAGCCCTGCTGTGACCGAGACACCAACAGAACCGCAGGCGCACGGCGTCCGTATCGATGCGCAGCCCGGCAGCGCCACCATCGTCCTGGATGGGGCCACCCTGCCTCCGGGCGAGGTCACTGCCTACACCCTGCACCACTCCGTCATCGACGGCGTGCCCATGCTGGTCCTGCACACCAGGCAACCGGCCGGGGCCGCGTTCGACGGGCTGGCCCGCGTCGCGGTCGGTATCAGCAAGACGCCAGGCGAGGTGGTGGCCGCGTTCCTCGCCGAGGTCGACCCCGTCCTCCTGGACCAGACCGCGCTCAACCGGGCCGACTACGGCGGCGGGGAAGGCGCGACCGCCCGCGCCATGCTCGCCACCCTCGCCGACTGGGCGCAAGGGAAGGCGACCTGATGACCGGCCTCGACCTCTCCTCCGTTGCAACGTTCCTCGAGGGATTCCTCCTCCTCGACACGGTGCGCATCTCCCGGCCCGGCAGCGGCACCTCGGTCTTCAATGAGACGACGGGCGAGTACGTGTGGCCGGAGGCGGAGACCGTGTACGAGGGACCGGGGGCCGTGCAGGTTGTCGGGACGCCTGGCGGACTGTCCGCGCTGCCCGGACAGAACCTCCCGTGGGTGGGGGAGACGAACTCCAAATACACAGCCCTCACGCCTATGGCGGCGCCGATTGCCGAGAAGGACATGCTCGTCTCCGTCGTCCAAGTCCACGCGGGCGGTGACCTGGCGTTGCTGGGACGGCAGTGGCGGGTCCAGGACCCGTCGAACGCCGGCACCATCGGCGTCGTACGCATCACCGGCCTGGACCAGGTACAGCAGACCCGGGAGGCGACCTGATGGATCTGGACGACCTTGCCGGGCGCCTCGAGCAGGCCGCCGCCCGTGTCGGGCCGGAGGTGAACAGGACGGTGCAGCAGCAGGCCCGCCTCCTGCGCGCGCTCATCATGGAACACGCCTCCGGACGGCCCGGCCCGAACGTCATCACCGGCGACTACCGCGGCTCCTGGAAGTCGGAGCCGTTCGCCGTCGCCGATGGCGGTGGTGCGGAGGTCGGGACGAACGCGCCGCAGGGCAGGCGCCTCGAGTACGGGTTCTACGACATGACCGACAGCATCGGGCGCCACTTCTTCCAGGTTCCCCGGCCGCATGTGGGGCCGTCCGTGAACGAGTTGGAGACCGACTTCGAGCCCGCGTTCCGGGACGCCGTTGATCGCATCTTCGGGAGCGCCTGATGATCGACCGTCAGCCCGTCACCAAGGCCGTGATGACGCTGCTTGGCACCCTGACCGGGAAGCCAGTGGGTCTGATCACCGTGCCCATGGACCCGGCCACCAATCAGCCGTATCCGCCGCCGTACACGCTGCTGTACCCGCTGGACCACAACTCCGACGACGGCACCCTGGCCGACCGGCACGGCGCCGCGGTCTCCGACTACCAGGCCACGTTCGTATCCGGGCCCGCCCCGGGGCACCCGGACAGTCAGGGCACCGGCGTGCAGTCGCAGTGGCTGGCAGACAAGGGCCGCAAGGTGATTGAGCGGCCCGTGGACGGCAGCCCCGGCTACCGCTACCCGCTGACCATCCCGGGCACCAACTGCTATTGCCGGGAGGCGCGGGAAGCGGGGGGAACGTCCGACGCGGGAGATGCAATCATCACTTCAGTGATCCGTTTCCGGTTCTACCTGGAAGCCACCGCCTGACAAGGGCGCAGTACGACCGCACCGCGGCGGGACCCCACGCGGACGCCACCACCTTCTGGTGGCCGCCACACCAACACGTGTAGCAAGGGGCCCCAATCGATTTGGCCCCTATCCGCGAGGGGCCATCCATGAGGTTCAACCGCAAGGGCACCACCAAGATCTACTACCTGCCGACGATCGCCGCGACCACGCTGATCCCGACCACCTCGGAGATCACCGCCGGGACGGACTACACGCAGCAGATCAACGCCATTGACGGCTGGTCGCTGGAGAACCAGCCGATCGAGACTCCCGACATGGCGTCCACGTTCGTCTCCAAGATCGGCGGCGACGACTCCGCAGCCGACTCCAGCCTCACGTTCTACGAGGACAGCACGCTGGACGACGTCGAGACCGACCTGGCCAAGGGCACGTCCGGTTACGTCGTCATCTTCTCCAAGGGCAAGACGACTGGCGCCAAGGGCATGGACGTCTACCCGGTCACCGTCGTCAGCAACAGCAAGGCGTACACGGCAGACAACGAGGCCGCGAAGATCACCGTCCAGTTCACGATCACCGCCCGGCCGCTGTTCAACGGCACCGCGCCGTAACCCACCCCCCCCATGAGCCCCCGGCCGGGCCCCGGTGGTTCTGGGTAGGGCGCCGCGCGCGCCCGGCCGGGCCTTCCCACGGAGACCCGAATGACGAGCACCACGAGCAGCTGGGATGCCCTCGAGAAGCGACTGGACCAGGTGAAGAAGCCTGTCCGGACGTTCAAGCTGTGCCAGGACACCGACATCCGCGACCGGTACCGCGAAGCCGAGTACGACAACGAGCAGGCCCAGAAGGTCCTCAAGGACCTCCCCAAGGACGCCGACCCCGACGCCCGCGCCATCTACCAAGCGCAGGTCCGGGCCGCAGCCGCTGAACTCGCGGCCGCGAAGAAGGCGTACGACGCAGAGGTCATCGTGCTCCGCTTCGCCGCCCTGGAACGCAAGGACCTCGAGAAGCTCCAGAAGGACAACCCGCCCAGCGAAGCCGAGGAGTCCGAAGGCAAGGACTTCGCGATGGACACCTTCGCCCCGGCGCTCATCTCCGCCGCCTCCCTGGACGGCATGCCCGCCGCCGCCGCCCAGAAGTACCTCGACACCTGGCACGCATCCGACGCCGCAGCCCTGTGGAACGCGGCCTGGTCCATCCAGCACCAGCAGCGGACCGACCTGGGAAAAGGCTGATTGACGATGCCGCCTTCCGAGCCGAGATGGAGCTGTGCAGCGAATACCGCATCCCGCACAGCCACTTCCGCGGCCTCGGAGACGGCACCTGGACCGACCTGGACCGGCGCAAAGCCCTCGCCTACGCCGCGTACACCAAGACGCTCTGCCCCACCTGCGCCACGCGTGCTGAGGAGTGGGACGAAGACGCGGGCGGCGACGAGTACGCCTACACCGCCATCACCCACCGCTGTGTCGGCTGCCAGGTCCTCGCCGACAAGCAGAAAACCGTCCCCGAAGGCGACGAAGGGCACGGCGTGAAAGTCCTGCTGCTCCCCACCAGCATCCACGCCGCCATGCAGTACGCCCACGACCAGCACTAGCCGAGGAAGGAGCCCGCCAGTGTCCGAGTGGAATCTGTCCGTACGCCTGACGGGTCAGGGCTCCGGCCTGGCACGCACCCTGCGGGATGTCTCCTCCGACGCACGGTCCGCGTCCAACGAGGTGAACGCGCTTCGTCGCAATCTGACCTTGCTGCGCACCGAGGCAAGCAACAACATCAGCGTCCGCCTTGACGTGGATGCCGACCACCTCCGACGCGACGTCAATGCGGCCCTCACCACTGCTGGTGCGGGGCAAGGCCTGCGGGTCGACCTCCAACTCGGCAACGCCATGCAGCTGCGCCGCGACGTGGAGAACGCGGTCCGCTGGGCTGCCTGGGGTCACCGGATCGAAATCCCCATCGGGCTACGCGACCCCAACCAGCTGCGCCGGGACGTGTCAGCTGCCGTGCGCCGAGCCCAGCAGGGCCAGACGATCCGGATACGGGTCACCGGCGACACCAGCGGCTTGCGTGGCGACATCCGGCGGGCCACCGCCACGACGGGCGGCGGCGGGGGCGGGGGCGACAAGTCCAACTTCAACCTCAAGGGCCTGCTGACGCTGGCTCCGGCCGCCATCCCGCTCGCGGCCGGCCTTTCTGCCAAGCTGGCGCCCCTGGCAGCCGAGTTCGGCGCGGCAGGCATCGGCGCCGCAGCGTTCGGGATCGCGCTCGCCGGACAGATCCAGCCGCTCTCCGATGCCGCCGACGCAGAAGAGAAGTACCGCAAGGCAGTCGTCCAGCACGGCGCCACCTCCCAGCAGGCCATGGAAGCGTCCCTCGCCTACCAGCGGCAGCTCGCGCAGCTGCCGCCCGAGACGCAGAAGGCCGCGGTCGCCCTGTCCACGCTGAAGGGCAACTTCCACGACTGGTCCAACAGCATGGCCCGCTTCACGATGGAGCCGGTTACCAAGGGCATCACCGTCCTGGACACGCTGATCCCGCACCTCACCCCCGAGGTGAAGTCGGCATCCACGCAGCTGGACCGCCTCGTCACCGTGGCCGGCGGCGCGATCGCCACGCCCGGCTTCGACCACCTGTCCGACAAGATCGCATCCTTCACCGACGGGAAGCTGGACCAGCTGACCGACCAGGTCATCCACTTCATGCGGGTGCTGTCGGAGGGCAATGTCGGCAACGGTGCGATCGGCGCGTTCGTGGAGTACGCCCGGCAGAACGGTCCCGCCGCCCGCGAAGCGATCAGCGCGATCTCACAGGCCGTCATCACCCTGGTGCGGGGCGCCGCGCAGGCCGGGCCGGGCATGCTCGCCCTCATCACCGCAGCCTCCCGCTTGGTCGCGGCGCTGCCTCCGGAACTTGTCGGGATCATCCTGAGCGTGGCGTCCGCGCTGAAGCTGCTGCAACTGTCCGGGGCAGGGATGGCCGCCCTCGCCGGCGGGATCGCCCGGGTCCGCGCACAGATCATCGCACTCAGCGCGGCATCCACCGCTGCGGGCGGCGGCCTGGCCGGCCTGCGGGCCGCATTCCTATCCCTGGGCACCGCGGCGAAGGCCAGCGTCGTCATCGCCGGGATCGCAGCGGTTGCGCTGGTATTGACCGAGCTGTCGCAGAGGAGCAGGCAAACCCCGCCCGACGTCGACAAGCTGACCACGTCGTTGCGTCAACTCGGTCAGACAGGAAAGGTCACCGGCGAGGCAGCCCGAGCGTTCGGCAAGGATCTCAATGGTCTCTATGGCCGGGTCCGTGCCCTTACG